TAAAGTTCAATACGACAAGACTGCGTAAGGAGAAGTAAGTCATGGCATTTGATTACACTAAGCTCTCTCGCATTGGCGGTATGGGCGATGCACAGAAGGTTTACGCTTACGCGTCACCTGATCCAATCGCAACTGTTACTGGTGCGGATTACTTCCTACCAGCTATCAACGAGCTTGAAGTCAACGACATCATTTTCGTAAGCGACTCGGATGCGGCGGCTGTTACTGTCACTTTTGTGAAGAGCAACACCGGCACTGCAATCGACTGCGCTTCCGGGACTGCACTCGGCGACGCCTAAGTTCCACGGCCCCTTCGGGGGCCATTCTAATTCTGGGTGAGTTATGGCGAGTAAGATCGACTTAATCAGCAATGCGCTTATTCTGATCGGGGATACTCCGATTAATTCACTGACGGGTGGATCACGGCGCGAGACTGTCGCAAACAATCTGTACGACAACATTGTCCAGAACGAGCTAACAAAGCATCGTTGGGGCTTTGCACGTCGTAAGGCACAGATATCGAAGCTGACAGACACCCCGATTGACCCTAACGGCTGGAAGAGCATCTATCAGCTACCCACTGATTTACTATTCTTGATCACTGTTTCCCCTGATGCTAGTTATCAGGTGTACGGTGACAAGGTTTACAGCAATTCATCGCAAGCCCTGTACGCTGACTACATTGCAAACGTCACTGAAGATGAGTGGCCTGTGTACTTCGCAAAGATGATCGAGTACGCACTGGCTATGGACTTCGCGGCGAGCATCAGGGACAGCTCTGCGGCACGGGGAGAGATGGCGGCGGCTTATGTGAATGCGTCCCGTATGGCGCGATTCACGGACTCTCAGCAACATCCTACGCAACCGATACGAAGCAACCCATTCACTAATGTGAGGTTCTAATGGCTAAGACTCGATTCATTCAGTCTAGCTTTGTAAGTGGCGAGCTATCCCCGTTACTGAAGGGCCGCATTGATATCAACCAGTATTATCAGGCGGTAGAGACTGCCGATAATGTTGTAATTGTTCCTCAAGGCGGGATGAAGCGTCGTCCGGGTACTGAGTTTATTGCTGAGTGCGTAAGGGGCATCACAAAGATGTCGCCGACGTACACAATGCCCAATGGCGGTACTTCCTCTGCACTTAATGACGACGATGACACCACAACAACCTCAACAACTACAGCAATCGGTACGAATGATCCGTATGTTGTGGCAAAGATGGACTTGCTATCTGCTCAGGCGATTAAGTTTGTAGATATTCGGCAGATCAGCATATCTAGCGGCACCAGCACAGAGTTTAAGGTTCAGTATTCTACTGACGACGTAACGTATACCGACGCAGAAGACGTTGCCTTGATCGGAACCAACCCGCAAAACTTCCGGTTATTGGTTGATCAGACAGCGCGTTACTGGCGTCTTGCTCGTGTTGGCGCTACTGACTTGGGATCGGCTACGGTTACAATCGCTGGCCTGTCTTTGTATCAGGAGTCAGCAACCCTAAGCACTCCGCGTCTAGTGGACATGAGTGTTGAGGATGATCGGCATTACCTGATCGAGTTCACGCGGGACAACATAGCGATCTTCCGGTCTCGACTTGTCGGCTCTAATATACAGACCACGCGAGTCGCGGATATCAAGCCTACTTATACCGCTCTTTCATCGTCTGACATCGAAAACATACGTGTTGCACCGATTGAGAATGTGATCTTAATCTTCGGCAACTTTGAGCCAATGCGTCTAGTTAATCTAGGAACAGATGATGATTGGTTCTTAGACAACATCCCGTTTACTAACATTCCGCAGTACGACTTTGACGATGAGTTAAGCCCAACGCCTGTTAACGAAGTTCAGTTAATGGACATTCATCATGGCGGTCAGGCATGGAAGAAGGGCGAGCGCTTTGAAATTGATATTGAAGGCGTTACGTCGAAATCAATTACTTATGCAGGTGAAGGCACTTCCGATGAAATCGCCTCCACTGTCTTTAATATCCAAAAGAACCTGCAAGAGATGCCGGTCTTTGGAGAGACGGGGGTTCTTGTCGAGCAAATAAGTACTTACAACTTTCGAATCACTATATCAGGCGAATCAACAAAAGACTTTGAGTTGTTTTCTGCGTATGTGACCGAAGGCTCTACAAATCACGAGATTGAGTTTACAAAAGTTCCGCCTGCTGGCTCTCCGCGCAAAGAGGATGTCTGGTCTGCTACTCGTGGATATCCCAAGAGCGCGTGTTTCTACGAAGGCCGATTGGTACTTGGCGGCACTCGATCTAAGCCACAGTCGATCTTCATGTCTAAGACCGGATCATTCTTTGACTTCGACATTGATGACGGCGATGACGACGAGGGAATCTTTGCGACTATCTCAGCTCGCAAGCTGAATGACATCATTGATGTGTACCCCGGTCGTAACTTGCAGATCTTTACGTCGGGTGCTGAGTTTTCAGTAACAAGCAGGCCCGTCACCCCATCGAATATTAGCATCCAGCCACAGACATCGCATGGCGCAAGCAACATTGAGGTGCAGGACGTTGATGGCTCGACCCTGTTTGTGGACCGGCACGGCAAGTCCCTCTTAGGCTTCCTGTATTCGTTCAACGAGGACGCTTACACTACAGACGATAGATCGGTACTGGCCTCTCATTTAATCAATCAGCCGGTCGATATGGCGCTTCTGGCGGGTACTGCGAGTGATGACGCTAACTGGCTGTTCATTGTTAACAGTGACGGCTCCGCAACAATCTTGAATACGTTGAGAAGTCAGGACATCAACGGCTTCACTAGCTGGAACACAAGCGGCGACATCAAGAGCGTTTGCGTAGTAGATGATCAGCTATTTATGACGGTACAGCGCACTGTAAACAGTGTTGCGAAACTGTTCATTGAGCGTTGGGACTTCGCCTATCTCATGGATTGCTCGATCAAAAACACTCAAATAAGCGGCGTCATCGGCGGACTGGACCATTTGGACGGTGAATCGGTCAAGGCAATTACGCGAGAAGGCTTCCAAAACAAGAACGAGGGCTATGTGCTGTCGTCTTATACGGTGGCTAGTGGGCAGATCACGCTTGATGCTGGTGAGCAGTACTCGCTAACCACGTATGAGGTTGGCTTACCCTTTGTCCCCACTATAAAGCCCATGCCAATAAACACGAACATTGGATCAGGCCAGAACCAGATGCGGCTGAAGAAGATCGTACGCATAAACGTACGTGTCTACGAGTCATCGGGCATCTATATCGACGGCATCCCTGTTCCCATTCGATCGTTTGGCGAGGCAGGTATCACGTCACCACTTGCTAACGAGTCTATTGTCCCCACAAGTGGCATAATAGAGGACGTTTACGATATTAACGGATGGAGCAGAGAGATCATGCCGACGATTACTTGTCCTGATCCTACGCCCATGCACATACAGATGATTGAATACGAGGTCGAAGGTAACTAATGAACCTTGCCCTACAGGATGGAATCTTCAAAGCGCAGGACTTGATGCTTCAGATGCCTCAAGCCGAGACGGTTGTGACTGATCACTTTGCCGACGGTCTATATGCGCGTGAGTTGTTCATCCCTGCGGGTGTTTGCTTGGTCGGCGCACTACATAAGACCAATCACATATTCACAGTCTCACAAGGCGAGTGCTACGCAGTGACGCATGAAGGCAAGGAACACATTGTTGCACCGTATACAGGACAAACTAGGCCCGGCATGAAGCGAGTTATCTACGCAGTAACAGATACGGTATGGACGACTTACCATCCTACCGATGAAACCAATCCTGAGAAGATTGCCGAGCAGATATTGGAGACTGAACAATGAGTTGGGTTATTACGGCAATTGCTGTGTCCACTGGCGCAAGCCTTTATGGGCAGTCAATGTCAGCAAAAGCGCAGCAAGCGCAGATAAAAGACCAAATGCGACAGGAAGAGTTAGCGGCAAAGTCTGAAGAACTTGCACGTCGTGAGCAGTTGAATGAGGCACTGGCAGCAAACACTGTGAGCATGGCTCAGTCTGGCGTAGATGCGACAAGCTTTGCCTCTCTTAGCCTGGCTAGTGCGCGTAAGGCATCGCTTGCTGAAGGGCAAGAGGACCTATCCTTTAAATTAAGAGAAGCGGCATTGCAACGCAAATCTAAGAACATAGGCGCTATTAGAGATGCACAAATGGCAAGCACACTGCTCTCGGCTGGCACTCAGTATTTCGCGCTTAAAGGTCCGAGTGGCGAAACACCGCCAAGCGAATAGGGATTAATAGAATGGCCCAGGAACGCATCAATTATTACGGCAAAATTAGACCATCTAATATCGACGATCTGTCTGTACAGCGCGTACAGGCTGTTGCGGGTGTAATACAAGATGTCGCTGACATAGGCGTTTCATTAGTTACTCAGCAACAAAAGAAGAAGGCAACACAGGCTGCTGAAGTAGCTGCGGCTGAAGCACTAGAAACCGG